GATGGCTGTACCCATCCTGCGCCATCATGCGTATCGACAGGCACAACCGGCGGTGTAGGACCGGCACCAGTCTGAAAGGCGCTATTCTGAAACGCCGATGCTTGGAAAGCCGCACTCATGCGGGCTGGCTCAACATCACTTCATCGTGGCGCTCCTGTGTGATAACGAGACCTTCGCCAACGCTGAGCATCGAATCAACGATTGCCTGGAAATCATCATGATCGACTATGCGCTTCACGATGAAAGAAGAGACAAAAGGCGGCCACAGCGCTGCCTGTCCCTCCATCTGCCAGTACATGTAAGAAGTCCACTCTACCGGCGTGAACAGAGCGATGAAATCCGTCAATGTCATGATGAGATCCACTTGCAAAAGCCGCCTATCAATTGCATGGAAGCGGCTGTGGTTAAAGCCCCGGTGTTCAATAGATGGACAGGCGACAAGGCAACGCCATCCGTTGGCGTATTGGATGATATCGTTGTGTTGTTGTAGGTAACACCCGTATTGATATCCATGATCGTGACATCCCAAACGACACTATTGGGACGATTATATAGCCTGATCCACAATGCCGAATCGATGTTACGCGCAATCCCGGTATCTACCTTCGTCGCCGTTCCAGACGCATCATTCGTGTAAAATTTCCAATTGCCGGCGCTGCTATCACCAGCGTCGTAGCCTACCCCGATACTGTCCGTCTTGGCCGATGGATCTCCGGATAGCGCAGAGACAGAAGACGAAAGTCCGAAAAAGCATTGGTGGCCAGTTGTATTCACATGAATGGCGCAAAGCAACTCGGTACGACTGCCGAGCATAGCAGCACCCGTGAAGATCCTGCCGCCAGTCGGAGAATAAACGATGGTAGCGCCTGCGGATGCGGCGGTAGCACCTTGTGACCTCGTTTGGCGCGTGGTCGCGTTCGTATTCGTGCCGCCAATTGTCGACCAGGTACCTGTTGCTGTTGCGACAGCACAACCGATCATGGTTGGCTGGGCCGTGCCAGTTGTCGGATACCATGAAATATAGCGCTGCATCGCGGTCGCCAGGAATGCGCCCATCGATCCGCTGAAGGTGAAGACGCCATTATCATTGTAGAGATTTCCGCCTGATAGCGGGTCGACAGTGCCTATGTTCTGTGTCCGCATGCCACCATTCGCAACGGCGCCATGACCAGGCCCTATTACACAATCGCCACCGATACCAGACGTGCTGTCGCCACCAACGACAGAACCTGTGCCGCCAAACCCGGTGCCGTTGTCAAAGCCGCCGCTGATGAATGCTTGCCCAGCGCTGCCACCATTTGTGTTTCCTCCGCTGAGGGAGAAGCTCCCCCCCTCCCCCGCGCCGTCGCCATCGCCAGCGAACAGGGATAATGAACCGCCGCCTCCAGCAGACCCGGCATAAGCGTTACCGCCGCCGATATTGAACCCAATACCGGTCGGATTTGCCAGAGTTCCATTAGCACCGAATATACTGGCATTGCCGCCTTGATTGTCGAACGTCAGCGTCTTCGACGTGTAATCCCATTTCAGGCTTGCGGAAGCCGTAATCGTGCCACCCAATACAAAGACAACGGCATGATCAGGATCAGTGGATGTCAATGCATGCGCATCATTCCATTTACTCGGCACAACTTCACCAGCGGCAACAGCGGCAGGGTCATCCGAGATCGCGCAATTGAAATTGTGCTTGATCGTAATGGTCATTGCATGCCCACGGGAGCAACGCCGCTGACACGACCATCAGGCCCTCGTACAACCTGCTTTGGCTGATTGAGTGCCAGTGTAATCTGCTGCGCAATTGCGCCAAGCTGAGCGATTGCTTGAGCCAATGCTTGCGTTGTCATCTCAGATTGCTGTTGATGCACCTGCGATTGATTGATGACGCTGTTCACAAGATCGCCAAGCTCACCTTGCGCCGTTACATTGACATTGGCTGCTGGCTTTGATGTCGCTGCGATCTTCTGTTGTCCTAGACGTTCGTTGCTGTCGATCGACATTTGATGTTTCTGCATATCAGCTTGCAGCGCCATCTGATGTTTCTGCAATTCCGTCTGCTGGTCTATCTGCGCCTTCTGGGCAGCAGTCTGCACATCCATCGCTGCTTTCTTCTGATCACTCTCCGCGTTGATCTGCGCTACCTGCACAGCAGGATCAACCTTAGACGGCTGCGGTTGCGATGCAGTCTTCTCCATTTGTGCCAACGCATCCTCGAACGGCTGCTCGAGCTGACGCGTAGAGCCACCAAAGCCGCGAATGCCAAACATCAGCAATTGGCCAAGCAGCGGCAGCATTGCAGGAACCTGCTCGCCAAGCGGAACGGCGGATTGCAAGAACCCGCCAACCGATTCCAAGAATTCAGTGCGGAGCTGTTTCTCCTGTTGCTGATCAGCAAGGATCGTGCTGTCCGTCTCGATATCGATCCTGAACCCGCGCAAGCCATCGTTACGCAAAAGATCGATCACATCTTCCAGATACGGGCCCGGCGGCAACTGCTGTCCTGATTGCTGCGCCATTGCCTGCTGCTCAGGCGTGGGGCGCGGCGGAAGATTCATATTGCTCATCATGACGAGCGTATCAGGACTGAAATGCTCGGCTACTATCTCTGTTTTCAGCCTGATGATGTCACGCGCGAATCGCTGTACTTCCTTCTGCTTATCGCGAAGGCGCATGGACCCATATTGAGACTTGATCGTCTGAGCCGTCGCTGTCTCACTGGCCTCACTAGCGCCGCGCATAATGTCGCTAAAGCCGGTAATCTCGTAGATTTCCTGCTTGCAGGCATCACGCGCTTGGAAGAGATCAAGCAACACCTTAGCGACCCTATCAGCAGGCCACCATGAGATAGCGCCGTCAATGCCGCCTTTCTCGGCAAACATTGCCCAGTTCTCAACCGGGATCAGCGTGAAATCCTGGCCTTCGCTAAGAAGCTCCTTAAGTTGTGTTGCCGATCCATCATAAACGCCAGCAGCTTTCAGTCCCTTGGTCAGCATCTTGATACGCTGGCTGAGATCGTCCATCTCATCAGCCTGGTCCTGATACTCGACAAAGTCAGGTGTGGGGATCAGGCTGTCATTGCCGGTTGTACCATAAGCCGGGCGCGGGCATGGAAAGAAGTCACGTAGACCAAGCCAATCGTCCTTAGCGTCCAGATAACCCTGGCTGTACCCCTTGCACAGCCAATAGATCTTGCGATTAGACTTGCACCACAGCTCGTAGATGCGCGCCTTCTTCATGTGATTGAAACGGCCCGACTTCTGTTCGTTCTCGGCCAACGTGTCAGGAAAGCTATCAAGCGGCAGCGCTTTGCCGATCTCTTCGCCAAAGCGTTCAATGCATTCCTGCCGCGTCAGATAGACCTTGCGCGATACCCACCATACCTCAGACCAGCAGCGGGCGACGGAATGCAAGAAGTCCTCACGGTGGATATATTCATAGGGCGCTTCTTCATATGCGAGCGCCTTATCCTCGCCCATCTCATCATCATTGAGATCATCAGGCGCATCAATATCTTCGGCCTGATCTTCCTGCGGCGTGTCGTTCGGCTCGGCGCCTTCCGTTGTTTCATCATCTGCCGGCTTGAAATACGGCTTATAGCGCAACCAACCAACAGCTCGGCCGAACAGCAGATAATCGAGCGTCGAACTCTTCATCGATCCGTCAAAGTCGTCACATGCAAGGCTGTAAGTTGCACAACGCTCCAACATCTGCGAGGCCGCACGGCCTACAGGATCGGCATCACGGAATCGACGCTCAATCTCTGGCTTAGGCGTCTGGCTGTAAACGGCGGGGAGTGCGGTCTGCGTATTTGACCAAAGGATATTATACTTGCGCTGCGGCTGGAGCTGCTGCTCACTGGCACGTTCATCCAGGTAACGCTTCTGAATCTTCTTACAGCGCTTGAACCATTCCTTGAATGACTGCTCGCTATTGTCAATTTCAGCAATCAGCCGGCGCGCAACCTCTTTAGGATCTGCCTCGTCAAGTGACAGTTCGCTGCTGAACTGTGTGATTTCATTATCGCTCATAGATAGATCAGCGTGACGTTGAGCGTTGATCCGATAATGACGTTCAAGCCATTCGCGAAGCCTACCGGGTAGAAATGCCATCCAATGGCCGGTGTAATCGTTCCGCTGATCGGTAGCGATGTACCTGTAGCGGCGTCGTCATAGAGCGCGATTGTTCCTGACGTGGTGCTATTTACGTAAAAGCCGAGCAATTGCCCGGCGGACGCTTTCACATTACCGCTTGCGGTTTTATTTGCGGGTTGACCGCAGAACATGTTGCCGACAGCCATGTCATCCCCCTAAATGCGCGATTCAATGGTTGGCCGCGCCTTCTTCCAAAGCTCATCCATCGTCATATCAGGCAATGCGCGCATCGGCTCCTTGACCACCAATGTCCGCGTATAAGGCCGCGCCATACACATGTACCTGAGCGCATCACCGGCATGGTCTTCGCCATCGGTATCGACATCCTCAGGCTTATTCTGATCATGCTGCAGCGCTGGCAATGTCCTGATCAGGTTTACGCATGTATTGAAAATGTATAACATAGGCTTGCCGTCGTCGCCAAGCAGTCTGTCACGAAGCTGCGACCAGCCCGGCACACGCTTATTGTCACCCCGCTTCCATTGGCAACCCATCCTGGCGAACGTCTCAGCCTGGCTCGGGCCGCCATCTTCAGCAAAGATTGCGGGATCAGCTACACCTAACGGCATCCGACCCTGGTCGTCCTTGTCGCCGTGTTCCATGGCAAGGATTGCCTGTCCTACGTCCTCGAGGCGCATCTTCAGCCCGACATTGGGCACGGAAGCCCCATAATACTCGCGGTAGACGATGAACGCCCCGGCTGGGTAGGCAGGCAGGCTACCATCGCTAACGGCCGCCCAGAGGCACGCAAACGGCTTTGACGAGCCCCAATCGAAACCACGGAAGCGAAACCAGTGTTTTGGGATCTCGAATGGGCGGATGATGTGCTTCTCTGGCGCCCAGCAATCGAAGTAAGCCCCTTCGATAATGCTCCAGTCACCATGGCGCATGGCACGCACTAAGGCCTCGCTACCAAGGCCTTCCAGGCGTTGCTCATAGCCTGGGTCATCCTCCGCCATGCTGGGATTGTCTTCGAGCCTGGCGGGGATGTACTGGCGCTTCATGCCGCCGTCATTGGCCGGCATCTGGCGTATCTCCATCTCAGGCGCAGCATCAACAAACGCCGCCTTAACCCATAGATGACCGATATTGCCTGGGTTACCGCCGCATAGGATACGCGGGAACAGGCCGCGATATTGCTCGGGCACGATGATGCCAACCATGCGCACGCGATTGCGCAGGAAGCGATACATACTCTCGGTGAAATGCGTGATCTCATCTATCAGCAGGAGATGAATCTCAGCGCCTTGATAATTATAGATATTCTTCTCATGCTCGCAATGGCATAGGTAAATCTTGCTGCCATTCCAGAAGCGGATCTCGTTCTCTACGATATTGACGAAGCTCTGCGCGACCCACGGTGCCAGGAGTGCACGCATGCCTTTGGGGCCTTCCATGTGGTTCTTGATGAGATCTGCGCTGATGCGGCGGAAAATATAGACCTGCAGGCCGGATATCGCGGTGCAGAACATGATGGCAGCAACGCGCATCAGGAAGGACTTGCCACCCCCCGCAGCGCCACCGTACAGGATTTCTGTAGCCTCGCTTAGGAGCGCAACTCCTTGCTTAGGATGAAGATTTAGGTTGAGCGCCGACTGTGACATTCAGCACCGGAGCGATGGGCGCGCCATCCTTGCCAGAGATTTCAGATTTGACTTCCTGTGGAAGCATGCGTGACCAGAGCTTGTAAAACTCGGTCGGCTCACTGGCGCCCCATGCCTTGAGCGCTTCATATCCACCTAGTCCTTCAAACGCCAGCGTAAGGGCTTCCTTGACGCTTGTGGTTGCCTTATTGGGCGTTCCCTTGACCCGTCCGCCGGTCTTTTGGCCCTTCATCTAAAATACTCTACTGTAGAGGTAGGGTTACTTACCCTTCGCCTTGCCAGCCTTGCTCATCGCAATAGCGACCGCCTGCTTCTGCGGCTTGCCAGCCTTCATCTCAGTCTTGATGTTCTGACTGACGACCCTCTGCGAGGAACCTGATTTGAGCGGCATTGGCTTATCCCAGCAATTGGAGCAACAGGTTGATGAGGTCAAGCATATCACACCTGCAGAACGATAGGTATCATTCTTACCAAGAAATTTTTCCGTCCGGTAGCTGGATCAGAAAACGGAATCCAGGAATCAACAGAATACTCCTTCTTGGCCCATTCTATTAACTCATTTCGGATAGCATACCAATCTTCCAGTGATACTTCAATGCACTTTGGCAGATCTGGCCCATGTATTGATTTTAGCAAATCATCTAAATTCACGATTTTAACCTTTCCTACCCGATCCAATCGCCGGTCGCGTAGCTTAGTTCGTCACGACTTCTGTCGTCTAGCGGCTGCTCTACGTTCGGCTCATCGGTGATAGACGCCCGAAAAAGAATAGCGGCGAGAACTGTATTTGGACGATTGGCCATAGCTAGCAGCCACTCCGCTCCACAAATCGGTTCTATGTCCATGGCATTAACCTTTCCTAAAATGGCAGATCGTCATTGAGAAACTGCGCCGTCGGCATCTTCGATTGCACCGACGTGATTTTAGCCCCTGGGAAGGCTTCCTTGACCTTGGCTATGGTTGTATACCTGGAAAGCAGCCGACCGACCTCAGCGAGGCTGTAAAGCACACAGCGGCGCTCTTTCGCCTGTATGGCTACCTGGCTCGCATCTGCCTCGTCATGCACCAGCATGGCGACGGTGCCGTCTTCGAGCGAGATTTCCCACACCGTGGGCGGCGTCGGCTGGTGACCGCCTGCACGTGCCGCCTGGTCGAGCGCCTGCCAGGCACGTTTGCAGCCGCCGATCTGCATGAGAATATCTTCCCGTGACGTCTGATCATTCTCCAAAGCTATATTCAGCATCTCGATCTGTTGGTGGAAGCGCAGGCGCAGCTCGGCATCCACCAGGAGCGGCAGCCTACCGATGCCCCAGGTTTGCTCCATCTGGCGCGCCAGGTAATCGAGCCCTTGGATTTCCGATGCGATGATATCATGGCATTGGACTGTGAGACGGTTGTTCATTTTTCTATCCTTTCTGCGACATTTATACAAAGTGCCTAAAGTCCCTTTATAACGTAAAACCGGAACGTGGTTTACCGGGTGACAGAATGGAAACCCCGGTAAACCCCCGGTGCTTACCGGGGTTCCGGTTTTACTATAGGGACTTTTGTAGAACCCCGGCGATTTTACCGGGGTTCACCGGGGTTCTACCGGGGTTTCGAATTAGTAGAACCCCGCAAACTTTTAGCATATTAAAAGTCGAGTTCATGTTGTGGCTTATCTTCAAGATCTTGTCGCTCCAAGATCAGTTTATTGCGCTCTGACTCGTAGGCCTTTGCAAGCGTCTTAAGAGTCGCCAAGCGTAATCTAAAAGGAGCAGACGCTCTTTGTAGATCCCAAAGGATGGCATAATTTCTGATCATTACTTCGGACTGAAAATCAGCATTTGGACGCTGTCTAATGACCTCATCATTGCGTTCGTAAGGATAAAAACTCTTCCACATCTGTTTTTGAAAATCATAATAACTTGAGATTTTCTTCCCATTAAGATGCAAGATTTCGTCGCGTTCCTGGTACACTAAATTGATCTTATCAGTGAGATCGACGATTGCAGCGCGGACTTTCTGAAGGCTCATTTTGCACCTGGCCTATTGGCATGATTAACGATAAGGCACTGGCGTTTTTCCTTGCCCCTGCCGCTCAGATATTCTGACACTTCCAAGATTGGCGGGTCTGACTTCAGCCACCGATTAATGATCTGCTGCACCTGCCCTTCAGTGCGTTCCTGGCCATTCTCAGCAAGGATTCGCATGATGGGGATGCCAGCCCAGCGTGATTTTGAGTTCTTCTGTGACGTGTAATATTCTACCGTTCCGTCTTCTTGCGGCTGGCCGCCGGCTATGGTGTCGAGGATCTGATTGGCAGTCTGGATACTGACACCTTCCCATAGATCTGGCGGCAGCCACGAAGAGACTACCTGTACATTATCGCCCGACGGGTATTCTTCCGTAGCGTTGCCCAGATTCTGACTCAGAAGCTTGATCCATTCAGCTTTCTCCGATTTCGGCGCCATATTGGCCTTGGCATCATCCAAACGGATAAGGAAACGCTTTTCATCTCCTGAGACGCCAAGCTCTTTGGCATCTTCAGAACTCATAGGTGCTAGGGTAAAGGCCGCCCGCACATTGCCGACAATGGAGCTGGCGCCACGTGAGCTTTCCGCTTCGCCGGCCTGGGCGCCTTTCCTGGTATGATGCACAAGCAGTATGGAACAATGCGTTCTGCCTGCTAACTCATTGAAAATTGTCACAACCTTCTCAATGAGTACGTTGTTATTCTCTTCGATAGTATGCGTCTTAACGAATGGGTCGATGATGAGAATGTCGACGTTATTTTCCAGGATATGCTTTTCGAGATTAGCCACATCCGGAGTGACGACAAATTCGTCTTTCCCTATGGATTTGGCCACCAATAGCTGTTGATCGCGGCCTGATGACACCATGAGGCGGCCTGGTGCTGGATCGCTAATGGACGGCTGATAAACCATCCTGGCGGCCTTCATGCGGCGCTGAATCTCTTCCTTTGGCTCTTCCAGGTAGAAGCCCCATACATTCATTGGCTTATGGGGCTTATCAGCCAGGATCTGGCGACCCATTTGACAGGAGACGGAAAGACCTACAGTGAATGCCGTCTTGCCGACGCCTCCAGGGCTTACAAGAAGGGTGCAGAAATCACGAATAAGCTTCGTGCCGTAAAGCCATTGGCGCGGCGGCACGCCAGAACAAAAGTCATCATTGACGTCATAAATGATAAAATCATTATGTTGTTGTTCTTGTGCTGTTTTTTCACTTTCGGACGTATTTTCCGTCCTTTTTTTTTGATAACTCGCAGCGGCCGACTCCAATGTCATTTTGCTGCCATCGCGATTTGTTATCTGCTCGCGTTCGGCACGCCTCACGGTATATCGGCATTTGCCGAACAGCTCCTTTTCATCTCTTCCCGGCTTGGCGAAATCGGTGTTCCTACTATATTGAGGCCATGCCATGTCGAACAATTGTTGTGCTGCCGGCCAGCACCCATGAGTACCGGCATATTCAGTCAGGCAAGCCAAAACAGTGTTGCGCATGTAGGTTTCCCGGCCGTCCTTGACGCTGCCGGAAAACCCCAAAGCGCTTTTGTGGCGTTCTATTTCTTCAGGACGATTGAATAAGCTGCCGTCTGACTGGCGTTCAGCAGGTGGGAATGCTTGTAGAACCTGAGCTGCAGGATAAGAAGGTGGCATGCCATCTTGGCCAACCGCAAGAAGGGTTAATTCGTCAACCCTGTCAGGCTTATCTAGTTTGCGCCAGGAAATACCGCCGGCAAGCCGCATAAGGCAATCAGCATGCGTTACCTTTGGATCACCAAATAACGCCGTCTGTAAGCCTGCCAAAGCGCCGTCTATCTCGTCCTTATCATAAAGTGCCTCATCCAGGCGCCAAAATGCTTGACAGCGCCTATGCGGCTTTAAACCGGTAATGATACCGGCCGTCGGTTTAACGAATTGGTATTTCTTTTGCGCTTCCTCAAAGTCGATCGCATCGTCCCATTCGCACCAAAGGATGACAGTACCCATGACCTGATCTTTCAAGGCCCGTTTATTCCTGTCGGCATCTGGGAGCCGGAGAGCTGGCGCAACGTAAATGTTGCGGCGCTTCAAATTCATTTCGACGGCAAAATCCGCCGCTTCTTCGATCTCATCTGTTCCGAAAAGACGGCTCCGCCAATGCTCATTTGGCTTGTCGCCTTGGTTTTCGACATGGCTGATCTCAATCAGCCCGTCATGCAATCCGTCGAGATAGCCGCCAAAGCAATGTTCCAGGAATGCCACCATCGCCGCGCGATTGGGCACTAACGTGGAATTTCCCCCAAAATCGTACATAAATCTCAATCCTCTCAAGAACACCCCTTCGACGGGGCAGGCGGGCGGACGAATAGCAGTCTTGAGTCTGCGTCTTCGCCCGCCCTATCACCGGGGCGCGAATCCCAGTGGTAAGTTAACTCATATCATATCACGAAGATGTCACGGAACTAAAGCAGGGTTACAAAATATTGTCGTCCGCTTCGTTTGCCATGGACAAAAGAAAGGGCCGCACCCAATCCCTCAAGTGCGGCCCTTTCGGTCTAACCCGAGATCGTTGGGAAACGCGGGTTAGAACAACGGACTTCCAGCGCCATTAGCAGCCGCCTGAGGCTGCTGTGGCATCGGAGTTGGTGCCGGTGCAGGCTGAGCCGCAGGCGCCCCCTGCGCCGCTGTAATGGGCGTTACCGTGGCGCCCAATGCCTGTGGCCGGTCGACCCATTGCAGGATCTTGAATACCGGCGCGTAGTTGGTGCTGCTGACTGGCTTGCCAGCCGCATCTTTGCCGTTGGTCTTAACCGGCAGCACGTCCGTCATCTGCACCACCGGCAGCTTGCCCTGCGCGCTCTCCGGGGCGGCCTTATAGGCAACGTACAGCTCGTCAATCGCCGTCAGCACACACTTGGCATTGGTCGACCAGACACGTACACCGTCCAGGTTCTTCTCGGAGAACAGCATCACCTTGAAACCCTGGCGGTGGTCCTTGCTCGGTTGGTCAGGCTGCTTCTGACCGACCGGGGACATGGCGTAGGACGGACCTTGCGCACCGAAATGCACCCAGCCGACCTCGATATTGGCAAGATCGATCACGAAGATCACATTCTGGGTAAAGTCGGTGGCATTACTTTCCCAGCCTGATGCGCCTTGTGTGCGGTCAATCTTCGACCAGCGGCCGGCGCGGGAATCGTATTTCACATGAGGCACGATATCTGCGGAATTGGTAACCTGAAAACCAAGAGCGCTCATGGCTCAACCTTTCTATGCTTCATCATTTGACATGCTGACGGGAAACTCATTCTCGACCGGCGTCAGCGTTACCAGATCGAAATAGACAGCGCGACTGATCGGCCGCGCACAAACCGATGGCCAGATCTCATATGGGTCAACGTCCTTATGATCGATGGTGGCCTGCCATTCCTCGGAGCGATCAAGCGTCTCACGTGTCACCGGATCGACGCTCTGACCGCGCCATATTCTCACAGGCTTCCAGCCATGTCGCGTGGAGATTTGGTAGTAGCCCTCACGCAAGGTCGAGATGCCTTCCACCGTAAGGCCGGACTTCTTCAGCGCATACATGCTGCCGCGTGTATCAGGTGCGAAGATGCTCATTCTGCCTCCCCCATCATCGCCAGCATCTTCTTGGCGGCATACTTGTCACGTGCCTTCTTTCGAGCCTTGTCTTCGATTTTCTGCCATGCGCCCGTCAGGCGGAACGTGATGCCCGGGTAATTGTCCTTGAATAGTTTTTCTTTCAAACGAAACTCAGCCGTGCGAACGGACTTGTAATCCTCGATGATATGAAGGTTGCCTTCGAACCATTCGAAGTCGGCGACATAAGCGCATATCTTTGTGCCGCCCAAGCCGAACAGTTCATATTGTACTTGGCGGCGCAGGTTGCGTATTGCGCCTGACTTCTCAAGCAATTGAAGCTCAAACCAGCGATGCATCTCTCCGGCACTATCGAACTTCGTCCCGTCTCCGCTGACGCTCTTGCGGTTGCCATACTTGCTACGCTTCACCAGCCAGGTCATTTGTCTACCTTCGGAAAATAAGACTGATATGGAGACACGAACTTCTGTTGTTGCCTATACATTTGTTCAGCCCATTGTTTGCGGCAGCGTTCTTCCGGCGATAGGCAAAAATGCAACGCGCCAAAGACCGGCTTATTGAGCCTAACAAGCTTGCCGCAATCTCGGCACGTTTCGTAGATTCCATTGCCTGCGATGATCATCTTACACCACATCCGAATATTTCATGGAATACATCGCGTACTTATCTTGCGTCCGTTCTTCCGAAGTTGATTCGTATTCAGCAACGATCTTGAGCAATAGGCTTAGCAACGCCTGTCCTTGCACCGTATGCCGCCCAGGCCATTGGTGTTCAATCGGCGCCAGGACTTTGTAAGATCTCACACAAGCCAATAGCAGCGCTTGACGCTTCATTTGCTCTTCCTCAACTCTCTACTCAGCCTCTCCATGCACTCGACCACCGGCCGCTTGCCGTTCGGCAGCTCTGTCGTGGCTTCTTCAAGGATCGCCTGTACGTTGGCGACGAAGGTTTCGCGCGTGGCTGGTTCGTCGGTGTATGTGGCAGGAGGATAAAGAAAGTATTTACGCTGGTCTTCTGGATAAAGATTATACAGTTTGCCGAACCTATGAATCTGGATCATCCTTCGAACTCCGCAACTCGCTGCATCAACTCCGCTAATGTCGGCGCGGCAATATGATAGAATCCGATCGGCGTGTCAGGATACCATTGGGCAATCCACACTGAATCAGTATCAATAGCTCGTTGCCGGCTTTCTTCGTCTGCAAACATTTCTGCCATATTCATTATCCACTCATCTTTTCTGATGGCATCTTCAGTAGATATGTAGCTACTTTTATGTGGATTGAAATCGATCGTAAAAGACGAATCCTTACTGCGGAGTTTACCACGACATATAGCTTCGATAACTTCGGCTTCTTTCACTTCTCTTCCTCCTTCTCCGGTTCGGGCGCGGGTGGTAGTGGATCTCCAATCACCATGAAATGCGTATAAGGCGCCTCTGGATATTGATATCTGCCTTTCGGCCATCTCTGGCTGATTTCATCAGCCCGCCAATACTTGTCCTGCGCATTCTCATTGGAAGCCATAGGATTGCCCGGCGAATAGAAAAGATACACGTCGCTGTCAGTCAACTCTGAAATAGGCCGCCACCAGCTGGCAGGAGCGCGGGTAGCTAGTGCGGCCTGCCATCCTGCATAATACAGGTCGAACATAGTCGGATACCCACTTGGTGGGTTAGGCGTCCGCAAAAATGTCTGCCATGCTGCCTCACGGTCAGCTACTTCCAATTCCTCACTCATCTCTCCAACCTCACAATAGCCGCATAAGCTTCAGTCGCGATATGATACAGCAATGCCAGGGTGATGCGCTCCTCTTCCGCCGATGGCAGCACAGGCAACCGATCAATCTCGCGTAACAACTCGCGGATACGGTCGAGATGCGCTTCTATGGCCTGCGTGCGGTTCATTCAACGCGCCACACCCGGATGCCACGCTCCGTCTTCCGACTGACATAGCGTCGGCCCATCGCACGACCGATGATCGAGCATAGCGCCGTGACGGATGCCGCCGGGCGATTGGCGACCACGAATGATTCGCCTGGGAGCAGCTGCTTCATCGCCGACGATAGGCTGCCAGGCTGCGGTTTGCGATGGCCATGCTTCGCGCCGCGCCGTTGCTCAGGAATTGGTACGCCATATTCCACGGTGTATGACATGCGAGATCCTCCTGAGATCTGGGTGTTAAGAATGCGGTCCATAGATATCAGGACGCAAAGCATGCCTGCTAACGCCAGTCAGGCGTTCAACCTCCAACACGCGGCCAGGAGGAACCCGTTTCCAGGCACCTACGGCTTGCTTGGTGATCCGAAGCTTGACCGCTAACGCGGCTGCCCCTCCGGCTGCCTTGATGGCTTTGGCGAGTGCTTTGTCCATAATGATCAGTATGGAGATAAAAAAAAGATAGTCAAGCGGTCAATTACTGCTTGACTGAGGCTATCACAGGTATAATCTGATCATCAGGAAAAACTCAAAAACGGGACACTGAAATGAAACGCTCAATCACAGTCGAACTGGCAGCGCGTAATTTGCTTTCTTGGCAAGATAAAGATGAAGAATTCATTGAGGCAGCGGCAGATTATTGCGCTGATCATGAGATCACCCAAGACGAATATGAGCGTTCGTTATGGGATAATCTTCGCGCTGCCCTGAGTGAGCATTAAGAGCGCTTAACCGCCGTCCTACATCGTAACCCCAAGCGGCGGCACTCGCCGGGGGCCTGACGTTCAAGCGGGTCCCCGGCATTTTGGAGATGGTTAGATGACCACAGAACAGCTCGTCCGCGACCTCTGGATGGTGATGCTACAGGACCGGCGCCGGTTGCCGGTCTATGATCTCAGCCGCGAAGACCTGTGCCGCATGACGCGCAACGGCTTTGACGTGCGCCAGGAGTTGCTTGAGCATATGGACATCATGCCGGCACGATTGGTAGAGCGCGTGGCTACGGAAGCGGAGAATTGGTGATGGGCCTGCGCGACGACATGGAGTACGGGCAGTATCAGAGGGGGAAGGTTGTGGCAGAGCTTGGACAGTGGGACCGTGTGTGGCTTGATGATATTGATGCACTAGCTAGTAAAACATTGCGGCTTTGTAAGGCGTATGAGTCAGCACGTCTAAGCCCCATCGCCGAACAACGCATCCACGATTTCCGCCTGGCGCTCGAAGAGGCGATGAAGATCCTGCGAGGGGATGATGAGTAAATATCTATCAGTTGCCATGATGGCATTGTTACTTGCAGCTTGCGAGAAGCCTGCTGAGCAAACCGAGAAGTCGTCAAACTCTGACTTTAATGTTGAACGGATATTCAAGACGGATGGGTGCACGATCTATCGTTTCCATGACGATCGCACTGTCTATTTTGCAAAGTGCCAAGGGTCTGATTCATCACAGGCAATGGCGCAAGAATGCCACTTAGTAGGCAAAGTGATGGTGTGTACCAACACAGATGCTATTACGGAGTACAAGCCATGACCTACACCAACCCGCTAGACGAACTCGTGGCACGGTGCGATCTGCCTATTATGGTGACTTATTACCCGGCAAATGACCCGCATCCTGATTGTGATGGGGAGCAATGGTGGATCATAGAGGATAACGAATATTGGAATGATTATTACTCTGCTGGCGCCGTTCGTTCTGCCTATATCGCACTCCGCACCCGCCTGCTGAACGAGGCCAATCATGACTGATAGTTTCCGGCGCGGCCTGTACAACGCTGTCGTGATCTCGACAATCGCATGGGCGACTGTCATCTGCGTTGTCTGTTTTTCGATGAGAGGGTGAGATGATTGATTTCGATAAGCCGATGCGGGTGAAGAGTGAAAACAATGTAATAAGAGGCCACATTAGCCAGCCTATCGGCAGATTTGTTAGAATAGGAGGAGAACTAAAGTATATTAATGAATATGGATACATCTTTGATTTAAAGCCGATGGACAAACAGCTTGAAAACATCCCCGAGCCTAAGAAGCGCTACCAGGCGCAGTATAGTGGTGGTGCTTGTGGTAATTGGTGTGGCTATCGCGTTAACACGCATGATGATAAGCCCATCGCCTACCTCATCGAAACAGATCACGGTGAATGCGCCAATCCGCGCTACACCTACGAACGCGAGGATGTGTGAGATGCCAGGTTTTCTTGAATTCCTGCGTACGCTGGTTATATTGTCCGATGAGGACGCTATGCCCGATATCAATGAGAAGATCAGCCGCCAAGCAAGCTATCTAAATGCACTTGATAGCTCACGTCGTTTAACGTCGCAACGCCCCAGTGATCTCGGCCCGAATCAGTTACAATGGTGCCGTGATAACCTGGCAAATTTCGCTAAGTACGAAGGGCAAGCATTAGCTGCGCACGGCTCAGATGCTGAACGACGCCAGGATGCGGCTAGGGGGATGTGATGGGTAGATGGCTATATCTGAAATACCCTGGCGAGATGTCCTGGGATTTCTCTGATCAAAATCGAGACGCTGGGACCATTACGACAAAGGAACTGCGTTTTTTTGCGTTCTATGTGTTCGGGTTCATCTTTCAGTTTTCGTTGTCTCGCCTTCACGATGTGAGGAAGCCATGACCGACGCACTGAAGAAGCTGCGGGACGAGGTGGATGAAAAATTGGTCGAATCACGGGCCAGTATTGAACGCAACGCCTATTCCCGCGTCCTCTCCCTCATCGACGCAGCCATCTGCGAGCAGGAGCAGGCGGAGAAGCCGCTGCAGTTACGGGAGGGTGGATGGTATCAGCGGCGGGATGGGGAGATTGTTGAGCTTGAGCGCGTAGATGAAAGCGACATTCCGTGGCGTGCTGATGGATATTGGTACGCATTGGATTCCGGTGGGAAAAGCAATGAAGGTCCTGGATATCCACAATTTGACCTCATCCGCGAAGTCCCCGCGCCGTATCTACAGCCCATGAAATGGCAGAGCGCCGTCGGCGACGGGCGCATGAACAACGACTGGCAGCTTTGGGCCGATGGGTTGTTGAAGCGGTTCCTGGATCACGAGCTTGCCCGGCTGTGGCAGCGCATTGCGGAGTTGGAGAAGCGCCATGACTGACGGGCCTCGGCTGACGGATGAACAGATTGAGGTGGCGCTGTATGAGTGTCGTGTGATCGATGGCATGCGCGGCTATGCTGAATTGCTCGATTGGAAACAGGCCAAGGGCTATATGCTAGACGGCGCGAACCAAATCGACCTTATGAAGCGCGTCGTCACGCAGCTGCAATCAGACCTCCGCGCCTGCGAGGCTGAGCGGGATGCGGCCACCCAAGAATGCGAACTTCTTGAGCAGGAAAAGAACAATTTAGAGGACGACGTAGAGCCTCTTAACCAGGAAATTAGCCTATTAAAAGAGGCCGTTGATCAACTCACAATCGATCTAAAACGTACAGGATGGAAAACCATATGGCAGCTTGAAAATGAGAGCTGTGACAGAGCCGTGTTCATAGACTCCAAAGGCAATTCGTGGATGTCGCCTATCGAACTCGGTGATTTCAATAAGCCAGACGGAGCATCTAAGGCTCGTCTGTATTACGTAATACCTACCCAGCCTCCGCTGCCTGAGGAATGACGCCATGATCTATCCCGCCGCCCTGGCCCTGTGTTGGCTTATCATTCTCGGATCGGCCGCGCTATATCTCGCATGGCAGATCTGGTGTGAGCGGCGCGGCCATGGCACTGAGGCGGCGTGTATGAAACGGTATCAAGCAGCGCGGTTGCGCGAGGAGATGAGGAAGTGAGCAACTATGTGACGCTGCTTGGGGCAGAAGATGTATTACGAGCCGCAAGCTCTATGAGTTCTGCCGCCTCTGAGATGCAGCGCGCAGCCAGTTCGATCGACATGGCTCTTACTCAACATCGCCAGTGGATGGATGATTGGCTGATGCGCTTTGAGCAGGCGATTGACAAGCTAAAGGAACCGCAGTCATGACCACCACAGAGCAAGACCGCGCTGCGTTTGAGGTCTTCTTCGGTGAGCGCGGCTGGAAGATTGACCGGATCGACAATCCTAGCGGTTATGTCGAGTTCAAGAACCATGACACAATGCAGATGTGGATCGGTTGG